ACACAACAAACATTGACTAACAAAACTATTCTTATTAATGAGAATAACTTTGTTATCGTTGACGGGACTGAAGAAGCAATTTTCCAGATTAACTGGGCAACTACTTCAGGTGCTCGTCGTTCTTATTTCTTACCTGATGCTGGATCAGTAACTACAACTTCTGAACCAACTGCTACATCATCTACATTACTTGATACTAAGGCAGAACAAATTGCATTAAGCAAGACTTTTGTTAACATGAGACTTGCTGCTAACGCAGAATCTGCAACTGCATATGCACAGTGGAATACTGATGCTGTAACTGCTAACAGGATCTTAACAGTTCCTGATCAAAGTGGTACTATTGTAATGGAAGATACTACTCAGATTATGAGTAACAAGAGTATCCAAGCATTACAACTTGCAGACACAACTGATGTAACTAAAAAGATTACATTTGATGTAAGTAATCAGAACACATTATCTAATGAGAGTTTTCAGGTTCCCCCAACCAACTCCCTAAATAGATCTGGTAACCATAATGTAATAGTTACTGAAAGAGGCGACCAAGGGTTATACTATAAATCAATGTATAACATGTCGTTAAAGGATTCAACAAATGCTACTGCATCTGTTGTTCTTTCTGCAGAAGGGATCACTGGTCCTCGAACTATTAAGTTCCCAGATGCTGATGCTACACTATTATCAACTCAAAACGTTACACTTGATGATGTTACATTTGGTGCTGGTATCGGTGCTAACAACCTGACTGGTTTAACCAGACAACAACAATTCTTCTACGCTGGATTCTAATTAACAATGGCAGATCAAGGACTCTTAGCACAAGCGAAACCTGCGGCGCAGACAAATACTGTCCTGTATTCTGCACCTATTGATGGTTCTGCGAGTGCTGTATTAAATATAACAAACGATGGATCGGCATCACAATATGATGTTGCAATAAAAGATTACGATCAAAAATTAACTTTAGATGCATCGACTTATGCTTTGCATAAAGGTGATGTAATATCAGGATATAGGGTAAATCTTAATACTCCTGTTCCTGCTGCTGCAACTTTAACAGGCAGTACACTATTAACCTCAACAACTGGAGAGAAGACGTTTAGGTTTGAATCGTATTATATTGCACCATACACAGAAATTTTTGTAAAAGTATTTGCAATTAGGCAAATCACATTAGAATCAGTTAGTGGTACTCCTGCGGTTGGAGAGACTATTTCAAAAGGAAGTGGTGGTAATACTACAACAGCAACAATATATGCAGCAGCAGTTGGATCTGGTACAACTAATGTTTATATCGGTCCTTCAAGTGTTGCAGGAACAAACGCTCTTCCTGCTGATGAATTTGTAGCAGGTGATTCAATAACTGCGTCAGGTGGTGCAACTGGTACTATCTCTACTGGTGGTGTTGGTACAGCAAATAATGAATTTGCTTTCTCAACTACAACTGCTGGTGGTACATATGACCTTTACTTAGGTACTACTTTCACAGTATTTGGTGACAGAGCATACCGTTTCAACGTTGCTGATGCTTCAATGAGTGGTAGAGATTTCCATATATCTACTACTGTTAATGGTGAGTGGGGTCCAGATAATACTGCTGGTAACTCTGATGATGGTGTTGAATATACTACTGGTAAAACTGCCAGTGGTACTGCTGGATCCAGTGGTGCATATGTTCAATACGATTTTTCAGCAAATTCCACGTTAGCATCAAGTTACTATTATTACGATGGTGGTACTGGTACTGCTGCTAATGCTAACTATGGTGGATCAGATCGTCTACTAACAACTTCAACTGAATATTCATATAGTTCCTTATATGTTTATGACATTGATGGAGATTGGTCAGGTGGTTCAGATCAGTTCACTCATAGTGGTGCAACATATACAGTATCTTCTGTAACTGCTGGTCCTTACGGTTATATCCGTAGTTACAGTGGTACAACTGCAACTGTTATTAAGGGTACTAACTCTGCTGACTTTGCAGGTTCTAATACTTTCAGGGATAACCCGAAAGTTGGTAGTACTGCAAGAGCAACAGTCACAGTAAGTAGCGTTGGTGTTGCAACTGATGCTGTTGAAGCAGTTAACTATTTGTATATTAATAATGATAATGCTGCTAATAATGTAAAGAGAATTACCTCTCTGGTAATTGGACCTGGTGAAAGATTGGTTGTAGAGAGTAATTCACAAAATAACGTCTTTAGTTTGATAGGTTTTGAGGATGCATCTGCTGCCTTTACTACAAGGGTCTTCGATCCTGCTGCTACAGTTGGTGGCGGTGGTAGCGGTTAGAGTCCGTCAATAAATAACTAAAAGCACGTAAATAGGTAATGTCACTAACTAGACTAAAGAATATTATCACGTCCCGTACGGGACGGATTATCTACGTCAACCCTGACGATTTCGATGCATCGGATGCTATCGACAATAGGGGTAACTCTGCTTTGCGTCCATTTAAAACGCTACAACGTGCTTTTTTAGAAGTAGCAAGATTTTCATATAGAGTTGGTTTAAGTAATGACGAATTTGATGCTTTTAGCATCATGTTATATCCTGCTGAGTATCAGATAGACAATAGACCTGGTGAAGTTTTATATACTAATGTTCCTCCTATTGATTCTAACTCAAACTTAGACTTAACATCTGCAAATAACGTATTATATAAGTATAACTCAACCGAAGGAGGCGTTATCGTCCCCAGAGGTTGTTCTGTTGTTGGATTAGACCTACGTCGTACAAAGATACGACCAATGTATATACCTTATCCTACAACATATGCTGCAAAAGGTATTAACACTGAAGCACAAGTTCCTCCTACTACTGCAATCTTCAAGGTAACTGGTGGTACTTATTTCTGGCAGTTCTCATTCTTTGATGGTATTGAAGAGGGGGTCTACTTTAAACCCGATTCAGTTGAGACGATACCTCCAAAATTTTCTCACCATAGATTGACCTGCTTTGAGTTTGCAGACGGTCTAAATCCCTTATCAACACTAATATCTCAAGGAACTGTACCTAACGCAGATTACTCTGCTGTTCCTAATATTCTAACAAGAACTGACTTAGACATATACTATCAAAAGGTATCTAAAGCATTTGCTACTATACCTGATACATCTGGAGATCCTACTACTGACCAATTACAGGCAAGGGTAGAAGAGAACAGAATCGTTGGTCCAATTTCTGATGAATATAGAGTCTTACAAATCACAAGAAATGGTCAAACTGCGACGGCAGTCACTGTTGATGAGTTCGACAATCCAAGAGATCACGGTTTCTCTGTTGGCGTTAACATTAATATATCTGGTGTTACAGGGTCAACGGGACCACAATCCGAAGTTGATGCGACAGTCTATAATGGATCTTTCACCGTCACTTCAGCATCAGGTAATGTCTTTACTTATCAGATGGCAAGTGAACCTACAGGAAATGCTGTAGGTACAAACATAACTGTTAAGACTGAGATTGATACTGTTGACTCAGCATCACCATACGCATTCAACCTATCACTAAGAAGTGTGTGGGGTATGAATGGTATGCATGCAAACGGTGCTAAGGCAACTGGTTTTAAATCAATGGTTGTGGCACAGTTTACTGGTCTATCACTACAGAAAGATGATAGAGCATTTGTAAGATATAATGCTTCAACTGGAAACTATGATGTAGCAACTGCTGGAGATGGTGCTCACTTAGACGGTTTCGCTGAATACCGTAAAGGATGGGGACATATGCACATCCGAGCATCGGATGACGCATTTATTCAGGCAGTTTCTGTGTTCGCTGTTGGATACTTTGCACACTTCTCTGCTTTCAGAGGTGCTGACATGTCAATTACCAACAGTAACTCTAACTTTGGTAATACTGCACTTAGATCTGCTGGATTTAAAGCAAAAGCATTCTCAAAAGATAAGGCAGGTGCTATAACTCATATCATTCCACCTAAAGCACTTAATGTTATTTCAACTACTGCTACTGGTGTTAATGGTGCATCAACAATCACACTTGCTAATGATGGATCTATTAACGGTGTTATTGAAGGTGTAGCAGTTTATGGTACAGGTATTGCTACAGGAGCAACGGTTGGTTCAGTTAATACTAATACAAGAGTTGTTACTCTAACAGGAGTTAATACAGCAACTATTAATGGTAATGTAATATTTGGCGAAGAAACATCTGTTAACTGGGTTAACATTGATATATCAAGAACTAAAGTAATTAACTCTGCATTAGCAGGACAGGGTGGTACACCTGGAACAAGATTGTACTTATATGGTTATACAACTCAAGCATCACCACCAACAACAAGAGTACAGGGATATACAATCGGTGCAAGACAAGATGGTACTGGTGCAACTGCTATAGCAGATAAGATTAACTGCTTATTGGTTGCTCAAGGTGCAACTGCTGCAAGTGTTCATTATGCAAGCATATCACCTTATGGTCCAAGTGTCTCTGGATTGGATGCTGGTGCTGCTGGTTCTCCTATTCAGTATGATGCTGCTACCTATACAATTAATGGTGTAGCAGGTCAAGTTGGTGGTTGGTATCTATCTGTTAATGCTACAAATAACACAATATATACCACTCTATCTACTAATACTACTTACAATACAGTTAACTTTACACCAACTACATTCCTTAATAGAATACCTGACCCAAGAGACTTGGATGACAGAACCTATCGTGCAAGGTATGTAATTGATAAGGATAAGACTAATCCATTACCAAGAGATCCTATCTCTGGTTATGTATTACAACCATTGAATACTGATACAACTGCATATAAGTTAAATAAGTGTTATTACATCTATAATATTGAAGTTGTTCAACCATTTGAAAGAGGTGTCAAAGATGGTATCTATTATATTACCTTCTTATGTGCATCTATAGCACCTTCAACTTCTAACTTCAATGACAGATTCTTCTCACAAAACGTCAATGAGGTTTATCCTACGTTTGATAGAGATAACCCCGTTGCTGACCCTCTTTCTGCTGTGTCTGTTGCCGATAACCAAGTTATTGGACTGGTAAATTCAACTGATGGTGCATCACCAACTCCTTCACTTGATCCTAAGAGATCTATTACTAAGGAAGCAGTTGAATTCTTATTAGAAGATACAGGTTGGAGTCAACCAGGTACTACACCTAACTATGACTCAGTTAATAAGAGATTGTCTAACGTTGAATTAACTGCAAGAGCAGGTGATGAAGAGACAAGAAAGATACAAATTAGATCTAATAATGATGGTACGGTAGCACCGATCAACGTTGAGTTTAGACGACACTCAATTCTAAGATCTGGTAACCATACATTTGAATATCTCG